AATCGCAACACGATCAACTTCATTATTTAATGCTGTCCAGTTTTGATCAGGAGCAACATAAGCTCCGCTGCCGTCACCTACTGCTAGCTCTGTTAAATCTAACGATTGGCCAAGCGCCTCTTTATTTACTTTTTTTGCAGCACCAACCGCTGTTAGCACCATGTAATAATTTTGTGGCATTTATCACCTCAAGCCGTTAAAGGATTAATGGTTGTTGTTTCAGCGTCATACACTGTCATCGCATATAGCGCTGGCATTGATTGTTCTATTTCAGTAATGATTAATGGAAACAAAGTGGTTTCATCGCCCGACTGTAATGTTGAGCCATAGTTAAATTTTCCACGTTGGGTAATAATAATATTTAATACATCCCAATGACTGCGTGCGTTCTTTGCGTAGCTAACAATGCGCTCGATGCTTTCTTGTTCTTCTTGTGTTAAACCTGTGCCGCTGAGCTCAACGTTCAAACGAAATGTGCCTGGTGTTCCTTTAGGTTGCTGCTGATGCCATTCTTCTAATTCGACGCCAAGATTTAAGGCATTTAGTGCCTGTATAACCGCACCAGCCGTCCCACGCTTACGGCGAATAGAGCGTATAGCTTTAATAGATGAACGCTGTGTTGCTTCGCTCCAGCTGCTTGACCATTCTGGTACCCGTTCTGCCCAGGCTAACCAGGGCAACAAGGATAGTGGGCACGTGTCTGCATTCCATATTTTATTAATAGCAGATATATCAATATTGCTAATTCGCGAACTGACTTCTGCGATATTTTGTTCGTGTTGGGTTGCGCTTGGAGGTAGTAGTTTGTTATTCACTTACACCTCCAGATGCGATGGTAATGCCAGCGTTATAAGCTGCTTCATTATCGGCTACGGCGATATTTGCCGTGATGTCTGTGCCAACATTATTATTCAACGTAACGTCATGAACCCCTTCAACCTTTAGCGCACTCTTAACACCAGCAGTTGTTATGTCACGACCAAGTTTATGTTGTTCTATGGCCCAGGCTGTTAAGTTGGCTTCGGCAGCTGTTAACACTAAATTTTCATCTGCAGACGTATAGAAAATTAATGTTGCGTCGACGGTATAGTTAATAATTGTTGCGGACTGAACGGTAACCTGGTCGGTGAGAGGTCTTACATTATTGCTTAATGCTGCATCAACTTTTGCAAGCAATGCGGCGTCGGCTGTACCATCTCCTGTGTGTGAGAGCACGTTAATAACAACCTCAACAGGGTTAGGGCTTGTTGGTTTTACGTCTTTTACATCAGCATCAGCGCTTTTTGCATGATAGATATAAGCATCATCTGGCCCTGCGGTTGAAAAGGCATCTTCTGCAATTAAGCAACGGTTACGATAATCGTTATCAAGCTCATAAGTTGGTTCGACAGGTGGCACCGCATCAGGATCGCCAGCGTCAATGACTAAGCGTTCAGTGAAATAATACGTAGTGCCAATATGGTCGAGGTCTGAACCTGATGTTTTAGCGAGTAATAATCCCTTTGCACGGTCGTTAAACTCCTGACGAAGCAAAGTTTCTCGATAAGCACAAACACGAAGCTGTAAAGTAACCGGTTCAGACTCATTGTTAAGTGCATCAACAAGGCTTGGGTCTAATGAAATCAAATCATCTTTTAATTGTTGAAGGGTTTCTTCATAGCTTTGTTGGTTAATAACCTCTGGGTCAGGGAGTTTTGACAAGTCAGTTGCTGGCATATCAAACCCCCAACAAGGGAACGGTTAAGGTGATAGTTTCGCCGGCAGATAGATTATCTATATCTTCAACAACAATGGCATCGATATAGGCATTAAACTCACCACTTGCTGCACGACTTGTATCGGTTGATAGCTTTATCGGCAAAACTCTGGTTTCCCATTTCAAAATAGCGTCTGTTATTGCGGTGAATAGTTTTAAGCGGTTACTTTCATCTGCAGGATTATCTATTAATTCAAAAGCGTAACAACCATAATCACGCAACATTACACATGAACCGATAGGCGTTGATAACAGGCGCGAAAGTGATTGCACGATATGAGCAATGCCGCTAATGACTTTACCTGTGTTGTGATCGGTTCCCTTCATTATTGCTGCTCGTTCGGTGCGTTGGTTGGGCCACCGAGAATATTGTTTTCGTTATGTTTATGGCCGTTATAAATTATTCGGTCTGCAGACATGCTACGAATTTTATCGGTAACATCTTTAGCTGCAGTAATATTTTCGGTCGAGTTAATATTTCCTGTGAATAGTGAGTCTCCTATAAAATGCAAGCCTAAAGGCGAATACACTTCGGTCGTACCAGCTGCTGGCAATGTTATTTGTAAGTGTGAAATGCTGCGGTCATATTCAAACTCGGCACCATCTTTTGTTTTAAGTAAAATTTTATCCGCGCTAGTGCGTGGGCTTGGATGTGTATCTTTGTAAACAGCAGGTAAAACAAACGTTAAAGCAATGTCGCCAGAAGGGGATAATAATAAAACCTGCTCACCTATTTCGGGGGCATGCCAGGTAACATTGTTCGATGCGCGATGGGTTAACCATGGGCGCCAGTTTGTTAAAACGTCATTTCCCTTTTCATCTTCATCATACTTTACGCGAACTAAAGCGGTAGCATAATCTACTTTAGCAATAGTGCCTGTGCGGATTATGTTTTCAATACGACGTAATATTTCAGCGATGTCTAAACTCATGCTGCTGATTATGGATATCAATAAAATAAGATTCGTGTTGATGAGGGAGTAAAAATAGAATTTACGGGTTAATTGACTTTTGTACCTGGTCAAATATCCAATCACGATCGTCTTGACTAAACCCAAGTAATTTACGGATGGGGTAGTGAAAGAGGGGGCCATTTTGCGAAACACGATCGACAAGGCCTTCTTGGTGAACTCTGGCTATACGCGATGCTTTGCCTTTAAATCCTATGGCGGCATGATTTGAATCTGAGCTTATTTTTAAATAGCGAACCTTGCGTAAATTTTGGAACATTTTCTTTTGTTTTCTAATACGACCTGATTTATCTTTTTTTGCTGGGCGTCTTTTTTCATATTTTGTGCCGTCTGGATTTTGTTGGGCGGCGATTCGTTGACGTTGGCGAGTTCTTAAACCTGTGGCCAGGGAACGGTTAAGTTTGCGCTTTTCGCCTGCAGATAAATTATTGAGTAATGGTTGAAGCCATGATTCGAGCTCTGAAAAATCATTAGCCATTTTGAACCCAGTTTTCTGCCTCTGTACCGTTTATGCTTAATGTCCAGTCTATGGACGATAATAAAACGGGATTATTATTAGGGTCGTCGGCGTGAGTAATCTTTAATCCTTCTGCGGCAGATTCAACTTTAACGGTTGACGTGAGCGGCGTGGTTAAAGAAAGATCGACAGAGTCATTATTAATGAGGTCTGCGTCAAAATTTAGGGGCTCATCATCGTGGTTAGGTTGGTTTGCTTCGAGCCATTGTAGTAACCAGATAATTAACATATCCGGATTGCTTGAAAAATTTGTAATGATAATGTTGGCGTTATAGTGGTATTCAAAATGCCTATTGGTGCCGTCTGCAGACGAAACAATTTTTCCGTTGTCGGCAAACACCATTAAGTCATCGGCTTCAATTTTCAGCTCATTTGGAATTGATAGCAGGTGGTCGCGAAGAGAGGTCAGCTTTTTCATTTTTCGCCAGCTTTAATTCGTTTTTCTTTACCTCGATGCCATGACGCTACGCCAAGGATTGCTCCTGGTACACCGAACAGCAAAGTTATCTGCATAATCATGGGTGGTATCATTGCCATAGCATTTGGATCATTTTCAGTTATTGCGTGCCATGCAAGTAGTAGCACGCCTATTACGCATGCAAAAAAAGCAACTGCTGAAGTCGCTCCCCAAAATGGACGCCAGGCGCTTGACCACCAATGTTTGGCTTGGGTTTCGGCCTGCATTGTTTGGTTTACAGACTCAATACGTTTTGTTTCTTCCTGGGCCATTTTTACCTGAAAGCCATAAAGCGCTTCTTTTAGCTTGATTAGTGTTTCTGGGTTTTTGAGCGCGGCTTCTGCAGCTGTTGGGTCATCTGTTCCAGTAACAGTTTTAACAATTCCGGCAACCTGGTTAGCTTTATCGCCTGCATCATCATCAAACATTCCAATAAGTGCAGGTACAGCGTTTAGTGCAAGGGAAAGTAAGCCCATAGTTATTTCTCCTGATTAAATTTTAACTCGATGGTCAAACCATCCAAAAATAAATTTTTCGTCTTTTTCTCGGCGCTCAGAAAGAACAACGTAAAATGCGCCTTGTAATGCATTGAGCATTCGCAATAATACGGTTTCACCTTTGTCGCCCCGGTAAGCCAGGTAATCGCTTAATGCGCGAATAGTTACGGGACCCACTTTTTTATCAACGGTAATATCGGGGTAAAGTTTTTCTTTGTTGTTTAGAACATTTAACGAGCGCTGTAAAAAAACAGCGGCCCGGTCCACGCCCTGGTTAACACTTGTGTCGGCGATTTCTTCTGCTATTGCAGGACTTAATAGCTCTATAGTGGATAAACTAAGAGCATCCCAATATATATCGCTATAAATTTTAAATGCAAGAGTTTTAGGTAGGTCTTTCATGTCACCGTGATAACCATAGCCACGTGCTACCTGTTCTGTGATGCCATAATTTGTGGCGCCACCAGAATCATCTGGGTCATCAACAAAGCCACCTTCAACTTTTATGATGGTGTTTATAGTGCGTGTTTTTAATTCGCTCATCGGCCTTTGCCAAAAAAAGATTGAAATAAACGCTCAAGACCACTTGTGCCTAACGATGCAAGCACAGCAGAAATGCCGATAAGTTGCATCGGGTTTAAATCTGGATACCAAATTAACGCTGCTCCTGCAGACATCGCTAAAGCGCCACTGGATAATGCGCGTCCAAAAACAATGCGCCAGGTTAACTTTTCTTCTGAGGCAAGTAGTTGGCCGATACCGGCTACAATCGCAACCAGTATCATCCATATTACAGGGTGAGTTTTTGCATCCATCTTTAGTCCCATAGGTTTATTGTGTTTGTTTGTTCTTGTTGTTCAGCGACATCGGGCAGAATTACTTTTGTGCCAGATGGTAATATGGGACCTAATGACGCGAGGCCTGGATTAAGATCTAACACTTGTTCGGTGACGCCAACCGTATAATCAAAGTGTCGATAGCAAATAAGTTCGGCTGTATCGTTTTGCATGGCGATGACTTCGGTACCCATTAAATTAACTCAATGCTTACGAACGGTTTATCCAGTATTTTGCGTATCGACTTACGGGCTTCGCGACGATAAGCCTCTTCATTTTGTTCAAAGTCATCAGCACGTTGATTTCCTTCTGACGTCGTGCCAATGTCTCGAAATTTTTCCAGTAATAATGCTTTTGTGAATGAATACACTGCTGTTAAATAATGATGTGTCAATTCACTGTATGGGCTTTGAGCATCAATACCGTAATCATCAGAAGGAACATCGGCTAGGCTTGCATAAGTTAATACTATTTGCTCGGCTTTCCATGTTGATAGCTGGTTATTAACAGTAATAACAGCTGAACGGAGTGCCTCAATCACTCGACCATCTGTTACGCTATCTTGAGAACGGGTTGCTTTACGAAAATCGGCAACTTTAATATCAGGAAAAAAATCGATATTGTTAACCGTTTGGTCGCTGGTGTCGTTTGGATTGTTAGTTGGAGCAAATACTGGCATGCTTCAAACACCTAAATAAAGGCAGGGGCTTACGATGTAGGAAGGCAGTATTAAGCTGACAGCTACATCGGGCCCCGGCGCTGGGGGAGGACTCGGTTAAGAATCGTTAGCGTTTTTAATTTCACGCTCGATTGTTTCAATTAATTTTTTAACGCCAGAACGTTCATTAAGTTCAAGGGCGCGTTTAAAATGTGTTAACGCATTTTCATTGTTTTTAACTTCATTAAATTTCAAACCAATTGCTTTGTGAAGTTTTGCGCGGACTTCGTCGGGCATATCTTTATCGCTTGTAATCTTTTCTACGTGCAGCAATAAAGTGATAGACGTTTTATCAATATAACGCATTGCAAATTCTGCAGTCTCTTCTGCTAGTAAAGTTGCAGTGTCGCGCTTATATTGTTCTGGCGTTTTTAAGTCATGCTTTAATGCGTAATTACCAATATGAAGTGCTTTTTCTAGCTCGCCAATATCAATAAACCAAACCATTAAGTTCATTAACACATCATCTTGAACACCGCAGTCAGATTCAATAACGCCGTCGATGTAAGCTTGATATTCATCAATAACTTCAGCTTTATACATAGCTTTCATTTCTTGTGACTGAATCTCTTTGAGCTTACGCTTATGGTCAACAAGCATCATCAGCATAATTTCATACTGATTAGTTTGTTCAGTTGAGTGCTGAGCAAGCTCTGTATCGTCACCATTCTGCTTGGCAGATGCTTTTTGAAAGTGTTTTTTAGCGGGCGTTAACGGCATAACATAACTCCAGTAATATTAATAACAATCAGCAATGCATAAGCGGCAATTAACCAGGCTTTATGTTCAAAAGGGCAGCGTTGCTTTTTGGGGTTATCACTTTGTACGGCTGGCGCTGATTTCTCGGCGCCTGCCGTTTCATTAAAGTGATTTTTTGCAGGTGATGTATTCATGCTAGACAATTAATACCAGGCTGTGCCGTTCCATAGCTTGATGTTAATCGCAGCACAGCACGCGCTTAAGTCTTCAATAACATACGCTTCGTTAACACTTTCAAAGTTATCAATGCGGTCGCGTTTTGGGTTGTCTTCAATATGACGGCGACGTGTGCCTTCCTGGTGGTAAATAGCCAGATTAGAATCCATCTTGTTACCAAGCTGTGTGATCATAATTGAACGTTCTGGCATAAATGGCACCTCTGCAGGTCGTAGACCGCCCAATTTTTTGTTGCTCAGCATCATGTCAAGCGCGTTGTTTTCGGTTGGCGTGTCAGCATTCGCAGCAATAATAGGGAAATACTTTTCATCCAATAAATCAGCCGAGATAATTGGTGTAAAGGTATTGTTGCGCGCGTTCCACGACGCTAATAAGTTTGAGCGCATATCATGAACAAGCTCGTCAAGGTTTTGATAGTCACCCCAGCCTGCGGTAGCATTACCAACACCAACGCGAACTTCATTAGCCACGCCACCTTGAGTCATATAACGTGCTGGCGCTTCGGCGAGTAACTTAGCCATCCAGCCAATATTTACATCTTCAAGTAAAGTATTGACGCCGCGATTCGTTGCTGCAGCTGCGCTGGTACCATTAAAACCAATCATGATCCGGTCAAGTGCTTGCTGTCGTAAAATTGCATCGCGCACTAATGTTTGAAAGTTAGGGAACTTCGCCCAGGCATCAATAGTCGCGTAACGTAAAAATGTATCAAAGTTTGTCTGCTTACATTCATAGCCACGAGCATCGGTATCATGTACGTCAGCGGGAACACGGTCATTAGCTGTTGTGTCTGTTCGACCAGCAATTGTTGATGTAACGCTAACACCTACTTTCTCACCTTGCTGTTGATCAACACCGATAAAGTTAACGTTCTTTAAAAAGTCAGAACTTTCCTGAATGTGTCGTTCAAGCGTTTGCTCAACGCTGGGTACTGCAGCAAACTGAGTACTGACATCAACGCCGCCATTCAATTTTGAAATGTTTTGAAGGTAGGCATTAAGTGCTATTCGTGATTGTTGGCGCATGATGATAACTCCTGGTTATAAATTCTTTTAAATTAAAATTTTATTTTATATAGATGTCTTAACAGTCCGTCAATTCACCTGTAGCATTACCGCCGGTAGCTGGACTACGTTCGCCATATTGCGCGCCTGGTAATTGTTCGAGCTTATTCGAGAGCCCAGTAAAATCTTTTTGAAGCTGCTCGTGTTTTTGACTTAACTCTGTAGTAGTTTCAATTGAAGATGCGATATCTTCTTTTAACGAGTCAACAGTTGATAGCAAAGTTTGCTGACTTTCGGCGACAGCAAGAACAGAAGAATTAATATCAGAAAAATGGTCTTTGTCTTTTTTATCCTTACTAGAGAGGAAGTTTTTAACCTGACTTAAAAGATTAGGTTTGTCTTCACTTGGATCTTCTTTTTCTTCCAGCTCAAAAGAAAAATCATGACTGGCACCAGCAATAACTTCGTGACCTTCACCGGCAGAAAACGCCATCATTTCTGTACCTTGTGAGGCAGGGGAATCGGTACAAGCTAATCCTGTAAAATATGCTTTTCCGCTTTTAGCAAAGTTAGACATCATTTCAATAGATGAATAAACTTTTTGTCCTGCTTTGTTCATTTCAATTAAAGCAGGTAAAGGTTGTATCTGTGCATATAGTGCAAGCTTGCCTTTTAGCTCGCCATCTTTAACAGTTTCAGTTTTTAAAGACGTCACATCACCCAACGCATCAAATGGGCCACCGGGAATTAAACCGCGAAAGTGTTCTGGCCAGATACGTGCGCCGTATCGGTTTTTAGGATCGTAAGTTTCGGCCATTTCTTGTATCTGCTGTTGTGAAATTTCACGACCGTCAATGGTGTCACCAGCAACGGCAACGCGAATAAATTTCGATAGCAATTTTGACATGATAATTTTCCCGTTTTGTTTCGGTTGTTAATTCAATATATCGATGTCGTGAGATTCGTTAACCTTCGAAACTTTTACAATTAAGTCAGGGAGTAAAACCAATATTTACGGGTTAATAAATTCTTAATAATAAGGTTGCGGCTTTAATCTTGCCGCATGACTGAAACGCAGCACATCGAAACGCCGAACAGAGATGAAGCGAAATTGCTTTATTTTCAGGGGTGGCGCGTCAAACAAATTGCAAAACGTTTAAATGAAAAAGCAACAACAGTGCATTCATGGAAGCGTCGTGATGGCTGGGATTCAACGCCAGAAGTTCAGCGCGTTGAGTTTTCAATAACAGCAAGAATTTGTCAGTTAGTATCAAAAACCGAAAAAACAGAAGCTGATTTAAAAGAGATTGATACATTAACGCGAGCAATGGAAAGAACGGCGCGCGTTCGAAATTATGAAGGCGATGGTAAAGAGAGCACGTTAAACCCTAAACTTAAAGACCGTAATAAAAACAAAAAGAAAAAGCGTGGTAAGAATTATCTTGACGAAGATCAAGTTCAGGCATTAGTTGAAGCGTTTGAAGATTCACTTTTTGATTATCAGCGTAAGTGGTATGAGGCCGGTGAAAAACACCGTATAAGAAATATTTTAAAGAGTCGGCAAATTGGTGCGACCTGGTATTTTGCCAGGGAAGCATTAATTGATGCATTAACAACAGGCCGGAATCAGGTTTTCCTTTCAGCATCTAAAGCACAGGCACAGGTTTTTAAGCTTTATATTTTAGAGTTTGTCCGAGAAATAACGGGCGTCGAATTAAAGGGTGATCCATGTGTTTTATTTAATGGCGCCACGCTTTATTTTTTAGGTACCAACGCAAGAACCGCGCAGTCTTACCACGGTAATGTGTACATGGATGAATATTTTTGGATTCCAAGATTTAAGGAATTCAGAAAAGTTGCGTCGGGTATGGCGATGCATAAGAAGTGGCGACAAACATATATATCGACACCGTCTGCATTAAGTCATGAAGCATATCCTTTCTGGTCAGGCTCGCATTTTAATCGTGGCAGACCTAAAGCAGCGCATATTAAACTTGATGTGTCACATAAAAAGTTACGTGATGGCCGGTTATGTGAAGATTCGCAATGGCGACAACTTGTTACTGTTGAAGATGCGATTGCCGGTGGTTGTAATTTATTTGATATAGAGCAACTTCGCATTGAATACAGTGAAGATGAATATAACAATCTATTAATGTGTAAGTTTATCGATGATACACAGTCGATATTCACATTAAATACCATGCTGTCATGCATGGTTGATTCATTAGTGCATTGGACAGACTTTAAGCCATTAGCTCCCCGACCATTTGCTGAACGCTCAGTATGGATAGGTTATGACCCAAGCAGAACACGTGATGATGCTGCCATTGTTGTTGTCGCACCACCTATTGTTGAGGGCGGGAAATTTAGGATTATAGAAAAAATTACTGTCAACAATATTCCGTTTGATAAGCAAGCAGACATAATTGAAAAATTAACCAATAAATATAATGTTGAGCATATTGGTGTTGATGTGACAGGGATTGGCTATGGTGTTTTTGATCTCGTTAAAGCGTTCTTTCCTAGAGCTAAAAAAATTCATTACAACCCGGAAGTTAAAACACGTCTTGTTCTTAAAGCTCAAACAATTATTAATAATGGCCGCATGGAATATGATGCATCACATAAAGATATTGCGGGCGCATTTATGTCTATTAGAAAAACATTAACGCCATCAGGTAATGGGGTTACTTATGAAGCGGTGCGAACAGAAGAGGCTGGGCATGGTGACTTAGCCTGGGCAACGATGCATGCGCTAGATAACGAACCGCTTCAAGGTTCATCGAAAAAAACTAAATCATTTATGGAGATCTTCTAATGTCAACAGATGCAAAAAAACAATTAGCGGAGGCGTTTACTTTTGGTGAGCCAGAGCCTGTGTTAGATGCTAAAGATATATTGTCCATGATGGAATCATGGTGGAACGGTAAATGGTATGAGCCGCCGATTGACCGTAATGGCTTAGCGAAAAGCTTGCCATCAAATACTCATCATAGTTCAGCGGTTTATATTAAGCGTAATATTTTATTGAGTTGTTATATTCCACATAAACTTTTAAGCCGGCAGGATTTTTCTGTTTACGCTTTAAATTATTTAACGTTTGGCGACGCCTGTATGGAGCGTATTGATAACACTTTTGGTGATGTAATAAAACTTAAGCCTGCACCATCAAAATATATGCGTCGCGGCAAAAACGATAAATACTTTTATGTGCCTGGGTGGAATCAGGAGCACGAATTTCCAGAAGGTTCAATTTTTCAATTAATGGAGCCAGATGTTAATCAAGAGCTTTATGGTGTACCTGAATATTTGTCTGGCCTACAAGCAGCCTGGTTAAATGAATCAGCAACTTTATTTCGTCGTAAATATTATAACAACGGCAGCCATGCCGGTTTCATTATGTATATGACCGATACAGTAAACGAAGAAGACGACATTGATAATCTTCGCTCTGCATTAAGGTCAGCGAAAGGGCCGGGTAATTTTAGAAATTTATTTATGTATGCGCCTGGTGGAAAAAAAGACGGCGTTCAAATTATCCCTATTTCAGAAGTTCAGGCAAAAGATGAATTTTTCAACGTTAAAAATGTTAGTCGTGATGATGTGATGGCCGCCCACCGTGTACCGCCTCAATTAATGGGTGTCGTTCCTGCAAACGTGGGCGGATTTGGTGATGTAGAAAAAGCCACGAAAGTATTTGCCAGAAATGAAATCGAACCTCTCATGGCGCGATTCGAAGAATTAAATGATTGGCTTGGTCAGAAGGTTATTACTTTTAAGCCATACATTATCGAGCAAGACGAAAACACCAAAGAAGACAAAAAAGATAAAGATTATTAAATAAAAAGAAGCGAAGCTGGTCGTGTTGAAGCACAACCAGCAACGCCGGACATGGTGAATTAAGCACCGTGCCAAGCCAAGGCTCCCTACTGTGTACACAGTATGGGGATTCTAACTTGTAACACCGTGTAACAAAAGGAGTATAAACCGTGTCAAAACCGATAGTCCCCTGGTTGGGTGGAAAACGCCGTATGGCTAAACATATCCTTCCGCTAATCAATGATGATCACCAAACTTATGTAGAGCCGTTCGCCGGTGGTGCCGCAATGTTCTTTATGAAAGAGCAGTCAAAAGTGGAGGTGATAAACGATGTTAATAGTGATCTGGTTAATTTATACAGGGTGGTGCGCCATCACCTTGATGAACTAATTAGGCATTTTCGCTGGTCATTAATCAGCAGAGAAGATTATCTTCTGGCTAATGAAACTGATCCAAAAACGTTAACCGATATCCAGAAAGCGGCTCGATTTTATTTCCTTCAACGAATGTCTTTCGGGGCAAAAGTTAAAGGGCGGGTTTTCGGTGTTGCACCATCAACACCGCCGAAATTTAATCTCACTCGAATAGAGGAAGATTTAAGTCAGGCCCACATGCGATTGGCTCGAACTTATATCGAAAATTTACCGTGGGACAAATGCATAGAGCGTTACGACCGAAATGGCACAATGTTTTATCTTGACCCGCCTTATTGGGGAACAGAGGGCTATGGCGTTGATTTCGAGTTTTCGAATTACGAACGCATGGCTGAGTTAGCCAGAACGATTAAGGGTCGCATGGTAATTTCAGTAAATGACATTCCCGAAATGCAACATGTTTTCGATGGGCTCGATATCCAGAGAATAAATTTAAAGCATACGGTCGGAGGTAAGGGTGGCGTAAGCAGGGGAGAGCTAATAATTAAGTCCTGGTGAAGCAGCTTAAAGCCACAGGCTTAAACCCCCGTCTTAATACATTAAACATACAGCCCAGCATTACACTGGGCTGCCCTTTATTTATTAGGATTTACATTATCACGCTTCGATTGGTCAGGATTGTCACGCGCATATTTCACCCCGTTAACTTTAACCGTATGAGCATCAGGGTGTTTCCCTTGCTCAATTTCTTTTACAACAACATTCCTTGGCACGTTCTTGCGACCACCAATATTGTATGTTTCGTTACGGCCACCCGGACCATCTTGATTGCCTTTAATCTTAGTCATACACCCTCCCTGAATATAAGCATTGATTAAGAACCGGAACCATTCTGGTTCATTAGGTTAAGTATAGTCCAATCACTAAACCAACCAAAACATATAATGACCATAAACCAGCACCCAGCGCGCGCAGTTCTCCCCCCACCACGCCTGCGAGCTAAATATATTAAAATTTATGCGGGGGCATAATATAAAAAACGCGAGGCGCAGTCTTACTTTTTTATACTTTTAGTCATATCAATTTTAATGCAGATTTACGCAGTCAAACGCGTTCTTTGTTCGACCAATAATGAGCAGCATGTTCGGATAAAGGAATGTTTATATCTTTGTTAGGGATTCTTGAAGGGTAAAGAGTTCTTGAAACTGAAATGTTAACTATAAATGTGTGGCCACACGCAGGATTTTGACAGACAAGCTTAGCCTCCTTAACCAAAACAGACAGCTGATCGCTATCTCTAATTATTGCTTTCGATGAACAATGAGGGCATTCAAATTTCATTAAGCGTCCTTAATTAATTATAAGCGTAATAACCATAACTGATTGAATTAAAAAGAATATATACGCTTTTTAAGAACGTAACAAGATTATATTTTGGTGTCCGTTTCGGAAAACAGTAATAACGGTAATTTCACACCAAATGTACTGTAAGCTATTGATATATATACAAACTTAAGTAACTTTTAAAAGGTTATGCTAGGTAATATAAAAGGTTATGTTTTTTAAGTTACTGATAAATATAAATATTTTTTTTTAATAAATTACCTTAGAATATAGTTACCAATAACCTATTAATTACTAAATAATTACCATTTATAAAACAATATTACACTTACGAATCAATTATATAGCTCTGATAATAAATCTTATAACCATTCTAACCGTTTTCCGACAGAACCAAGTTTTTCAACGAAAAAGCATTATTTGTGGATACACTGTGTACTGTTAAAAATTACTTGGGACTTTTCTGGGACTGGTTTTGGTGATGTGTATACATTATTAACTATATAAGCTATTGATTTATATGATTCTGGTATATTTTATTTTTACTGATTAAGGTTCGATTCCTCTCGTCCCGACCAAATACTAAAGCCAGTTTCCATTTTAATGGGACTGGCTTTTTTTTATTCGTATGTTTTATTCATATCAGCAATTCGGATAATTTAAAACTGTTCACTCTGT